TATAGCGAGTTAATGGCTAAAGTTAACCCAGCTGAAAAAGAAGATACTACAGAAAAAGTTGTTACGCAATAGATAAATAAAGCGACACAAATAAATATTTTATAAAGGCAAAGTAGGCACCTAATAGGTGTTTTTATTTTGCCCTTTTTTACATCAAAGAGGGGAAGGATGCTAATGCTAAAGCCACCAATTTCACGAATGGGTGGAAAGTCTAAATTAAGAAAAACAATCATTGAAATGATTCCAGAACATGAATGTTATATTGAATTGTTTTTTGGAGCAGGTTGGGTTTATTTTGGGAAACAACCATCTAAAGTTGAAGTCATAAATGACATAGACAAGGAGCTAATAAATCTATTCAAAATGATTAAATATCATGCTCCGGAGATAGAGAGGCTATTACAGTATGAATTTTCAGGACGAGATATATTTGAAGAATATAAAAATAATAGTATAGGTTATCTTACGGAGATACACAGAGCTATAAGATTTTTATATTTAATATCTCAAAGTTTTGCAAGTAAAATGTCCCATTATGGCTATGCTACAACTTCAAAACCTAAACCTCAGATTTTTTATAAAAACGTATTAAATGATTTAAAGAAAAGATTAAGAAATACTTATGTTGAAAATTTATCATTCGAAAAAATTATTCAAAAATATGATAAAAAACATAGTTTTTTCTTTTGCGATCCTCCATACTTTGAAACTGGTGGCTATACTAGCAAATTTGGAGAAAAAGAACATTTAATTTTAAGAGATAAACTCATAAACATAGAAGGTAAGTTCTTACTAACAATAAATGACCATCCAAAAGTAAGAGAATGGTATGAAGGGTTTAATATAAAGGAAGTTAAAGTAAATTATTCTATTTCTAGAGAAAAGAAAGCTAGAAAAGAATACAATGAATTAATAATAACAAATTATTAAAAATGCATAAATATGATTTAAAATTTTTTAATTTTAGGTCTTTTTTTTATGCCTATTTTCCTTTTTCGGAATAAGAACTTTATGAAAATAGTTCACACCTACAAGGTAAAAGAAGGAGGAAAATTAACTATGTTTGAAGAGGAAATCGCAATAAAAATTATTGGGAAAGTAACTCTTATGGATCCTAACATAAATCAATTAGAATTAAGAGATATTCTTCTTAATGTACTAAATAATTATGAAATTACATCTAAAGAAACATCATTGGTAAAAACAGATTTACCTGAAAAAGCCATGATGTATATTGCAGTAAAAAAATTAGATGGAATATCTGAAAAAACATTATATAATTATAGATTACATTTAGAAAAATTTAATAGTTATATCCCTAAACCAGTTAACTTTATAACCACAACAGATATAAGGATTTATTTATCTCAAATATCTAAAAATAAAAAACAATCAACTATGGCAACTGAAATATCTATTCTAAAATCTTTTTTCAGTTGGCTATATGATGAAGAAATAATAAGCAAAAATCCAATGAGAAAAATAAAACAACCTAAAGTATCTAAAAGATTAAGAAGTTCTTTAACAATAGAAGAAATAGAATTGTTAAGAGATGCATGTAAAACTGCAAGACAAAGGGCCCTATTAGAAACTCTTTATTCTACAGCTTGCAGACTAGATGAAGTTGTAAAACTTAATATAAATGATATTAATTTTAATACTATGTCCGCAAAAGTAATAGGAAAAGGAGATAAAGAAAGAGTTGTTTATTTATCATCAAAATCAAAAATTTATTTAGAAAAATATTTTGAAGAAAGAAAAGATAATAATAACGCTGTATTTGTAGCTGGTAAAAAGCCTTTTAATCGACTTGGAAGAAGAAGTATTGAAAGAGAAATTGGAGAAATAGGAACTTTAGCTAAATTAGAGAAATCTATTTATCCTCACATTTTAAGGCATAGCTTTGCCACTCATGCATTACAATCAGGTATGACATTAGATACCATTCAAAAGATATTAGGTCATTCAGATCCAGCAACAACTCAAATTTATAGTGAATTAAATGATAGTACAGTACATGAACAATATAAAAAATTAAACTTTTAAGAGCTTGTAAATGAGCTCTTATTTTTATGGAGGTGCAGCATGAATGAGTGTAAGGATTGTATGCAAATTAATAACTTAGAGGATAAAATAAAATCTATTTGGCATCAAATTGAAGAAAGCAAAGAACAAAGAAAAGAATTTGAAAAAAGAATTACAGATCTAGAAATAAGTAAAGGAGAAACAAAAGAAAAATTTGATAGAATATTTACAGCTATAGAAGCTATTGAAAAAAATATAGAAAAAATAGCTGATTCTATAGAAAAAATACAAAGTAAAGGGTCTAAAACTTATGAAAATTTAAAATATGAAGTAATAAAATATATAGTTATTGCTGGATTAGCTGCAGCAGTAGCCAAATTTATTTAGGAGGAATGTTTATGGAAATTAATTTAATGAATTACATTATAGATCAGGCCTTAATATTAATACCAGCTTTATATGTCTTAGGTATTATGTTAAAGCAAAGTGGTAAAATAAAAGATTGGACAATACCTTTTATTCTTTTACCTTTAGGTATAGTGGGAGCTATATCTTTAATGGGATTAAATGCAAATGCAATAATACAAGGTATATTAACTACAGGTGCAGCAGTACTTAGTAATCAATTAATTAAGCAAAGTACAGAAAAAAAAGAACAGGATTAATATCTGTTCTTTTTTTATTTTAAGGAGGTAAGATTATGGGGTTAGTTTCTAAGCAGTGTGTGGATTTTGTAAAAAGATTTGAGGGATTCTACCCAAATCCTTATTATGACATAGTTGGCGTAAAAACATTAGGATATGGAATGACAGGAAAAGAAATAGAAGGATTATCAAGCGTAACAGAATCTCAAGCAAGTAAAATGTTAGAAGATTTATTAAATAATAAATATGCCATTCCTATTAAGCAGGATTTAGATAGAAGAGGTGTTAAACTTAATCAAAATCAATTTGATGCTTTGGTTAGTATGGCTTATAACGTAGGTTATGCTGGTGTATTAGGTTCTACATTATACAAAAATATATGTAATGGTGTAAGAGATAAAGCAACTATTACAGCTAATTTTGAAATGTGGAGTATGGCAGGCGGTGAACAGGTCTATGGATTATTAAGAAGACGTAGAGAAGAAGCCGCAATGTTCCTTGGTAGTGGCAATAGTTCTTCTAGTGAAACTAATGCTGGTGGCAGTTATTATAATGTAAAAGAAGTACAAAATATGTTAATTAAAATTGGTTATCCCTGCGGTAAATATGGAGCTGATGGAAGTTGGGGCAATGGTACAAAAACAGCTGTAGAAGCATTTCAGAAAGATTGTAATTTAAAAGTAGATGGTTGGGTAGGAAATGATACTTATCATAAAATAGTTGCAGAATATAATAAAAAAATGGGAATAAAACCAAAACAAGAAGTTAAAAAGGAGGAATATGATATGAATAAAATAATTTTATATTTTGGAGATATGGATGCACTTTCTGCTTTATTAATAAGCCAAAAATATGGTTGCCCAGTAATGAGAGAAAGTGATTTTGATAATGCTAAATTAAAATCTAAAGAAATAATTAAAATAGGTGGTCCTAATGGAACAGCAACTGGAATAGATAGATGGGATACATTTAAAGCTGCAGGCAAATTAGTATAAATAAAAAGGGTGGTAGTTTCTTAAATAGAGCTACCACCTTTTTTTATTTTTTGTAATATTTTATTTTTCATAAAGTTATGTACTTATTTTTAGTTGAGTGCTCTTTTAAACATAGTTATACCTACATATGTAATATAAACTGCATTGTATATAGATTTAATCATAATTAGTTATCCTATCTATTTATGTAAGGTTAAAACATCGCTAATAGCGATATACCTAATTTTTAAAATAGGTATATATGGACAAGCTTGGATTAAAAAAATATATATGTAACACTTACAACTCTTTTGCTTATTATATTAGTAAATAATAGGTAAGGGAGTTGTAATTATTGCTAAGAATTACGGTTAGTTTCAAACAAACTACTAGAGATATAAAATTATATACACTTATAAAAAGTCAAGAAGAGCAAAGTGAATTTATAAAAAAAGCTGTAGAATTTTATTTAAAAAATAATGGTAAAGATTTATAAATGCAATATCCTGCAAAACCAAAGCAAGCAATTTCTCCAACAGTTAATAATGTAATCATAATATCACCTTTTCTATTTTTATTTTTATTATTTACTAAATACTTATAAATATACTGGGGGCAAAAATGTTTAATTATATAGATAAAATTTTATGGCTAACTATGAGTATTCCAACAATAGAACTAGGATTACTAATAAAAAATAAAAAAAGTAAATTAGCATCAAGTAAAATTGGTACTAAAAAAGATTATAAAAAATTAACAGGTAAAGATGGGTTAATTCTATCTAAAAATTTTCAACTTAATTTTAAGAAAACATTAGAAGGTACTTGCGTTATAGCTCCAACAGGTGAAGGAAAAACAAGCTCAATATTTCTTCCAAACTTATTATCAAATAACTTACCTAAATGTAGTTTAATAATTTCAGATCCTAAGGGCGAACTTTTTGAGACCTCAAATAAGTATCAAAAAAGTATTGGAAGAAAACCGATTTTGTTTGAGCCTTTGGGAAATAACGCAAAATATAATCCATTACAATTTTGCAATAACTTCACAGAAGTTAGAGAATTAGCCACGAATATAATCCAAAATGGGGGCTTATCTTTACAAATGGCCACAGGTAGAAGTAGTGGTAGTACAGAGTGGGAAAATATGGCTATACCTTTATTTACTGCAGCATTATTAAACAGCAAAACAATATCAGAAGCAGTTAAATTTTTAATAAATACACCACCAGTTGAATTACCAGAGATTTTAGGAAATAATAAAAATCCAGATATAAGAGAACAATTTAATATTTTTATGGCCAGTGCTGAAAGTCCTAAAACTATGTCTAGTATAATAAGTACACTTTTAACTAATCTACAGTTATTTACAGATCATAATATTATAAATTCAACTTCTAGTAGTACATTTTCACCTCATAATTTCAGAAAAGAACCTATAGCCTTGTATATAAAATATGATGAAGTTAAAAGTAACTATCTTGCACCATTCCTAAGCGTTTTTTATACTCAATTAATAAATAAAATAATGTATGCAAATGGATTACCTATATTATTTCTCTTAGATGAATTTCAAAACTCAGGTAGAATAAATAATTTTGAACAGATTATTGCAGTATGTAGAAGTAGACAGGTTGGTTTTTTAGTTTGTCTACAAAACCTAGTCAAAATTTATGATATTTATGGTAAAAATAATGCTACTACCATATTAAATAATCTTAAAACAAAATGTATTTTACCAAGTCTTACAGATCTAGAAGCATTAAACTATATTAGTAGTCTGTGTGGAGATACAGAAATAAAAATAGATAACATAAATGGAGGAAAGAAATCTTACAGTAAAACTACTAGAAGATTATTTACAGGAGATGAAGTTAGAAGAATTCCTGATGATGAAATTTTAATAATCGCACATAATAAATTACCATTTTTAGATAACCAAAATACTTATTATACACAAGAAAAATACACTAAAAACATTATTTAAATTATTTTTTTTAAAAAACCGTAATAAGTTACGGTTTCAAAAATCTGTAATCAATTTTATGGAGGTTATCAAAAGTGAGTTGGGAGGACTTCGGAAAATCAAAACAAGAAAAACCCAAAGAAATCACTTATAGAAAAACAAATAATTATTATTATGCTATATTTAGAATTGGTAAAAAATATAAGACTACAGATGGGACTGTTAAAAGTACCTTAGCTCAAATTAAAACTTTTCAGAGACACATGGAAAGGGAAATGGAAGTTCCTAACGCAAATAAAAATATATGTAATGAAATACTAATAGGCAATAGTGATGTTTATAGATCAGCTTGGAATTATATCCAGGGTATCAAATTAAGAAAAAATAATATAGCCGCTAGAGAGTTATTATTGGCTGCGTCTCCAGCATTTTTTAAAGGATTATCTTCTTTAGATTTAGAAAAATGGAAAAATGCAAATATAAATTGGCTAGAAGAGAATTTCGGTACTAATTGCATTTATGCCACACTTCATAAAGATGAAAGCACATGGCATATACACGCTCTAATAATACCTAGATTTGAAAATAAAAAGGGCAAATATATACTAAGCAATACGCGTTATTTTGATGGTATAGAGAAGTTAAGAGGGTGGCAGGACAATTATGCTAATAGTATGCGAACACACTTTAAAAGTCTTAATAGAGGGATTAAATATAGTAAAGCTAAACATATGGAAATTAAACATTTCTATAGCCTAATTAATAAAAATTTAAATGAAAAAGATATAGAACAATTAACTTCCAAGGCTAAAAATGCAGAGTTATTAAATATTAAAATAAAAGCTATAGAAAAAACATTAGAAATATATAGACAGTTAAATTCCAATAATTTAGAAGAGAAAGAAAATATAAAAAATAATTTTAAAAACTTAGAAAAAGAAATAAATAAAATAAAAAAAGATAAAGAATTATATAAAGAAGCTATAGAAATGCTTAGCCAGCAATATAAAATTCCCCAATATGCGGTCAAAAATGCAATCAAATTTTGTGAAAATATAAATCAAAGGGAGAGATAATAGTGTCTATTCAAATTAGATTAGAAAATCAATATCATAAAGATATTATGAAAGAATTAAAAAGTGAAGAGGAAAGATGGTGGGAAAATCTAAGACATTTAAGAAAAATAAAAAATATAAATGAAAGAGAAGAGGAGTTAGAAAAAGAATAATTACTTAGTAAGAGCAACGATTTTAGCTACGTTGGTTAATCTATAAAGAAAAATCGTTGCTCTTACTAAGTCTATATATTTATTAATGCTATTCTGTGTATCTATCAGAATCATAATTTGTTTACATGAAATTTACTTTACATAATTAAGAATATGTATATTTATAAATTGTTTAAAATAACTAATTTTAAACTTTCCCTATAATTTAAAAAAGAGCCTTATAGGCTCCTTTATTCTGGCATGTCGGCAAAAACATTTTCTATACTTTCCAATTTATTTAAAATTTAATCATCATCCACTAGACTTAAATCAACTGTTTTATCATTTAGTTGCTTTAATTTTTCTTTTTCTAGTTCTTCTTTTGTTTTAGTTGTAATTTGCTGCTGAATATTATTAGGATATGGGGTTACATTTAAAGCCATATTATTTAATAACATTCCTCCCAATATTTCTTTTACTATTTTTTCAATTTCTTCTCTATCAATTTTATTAAATTCATTATTATGTTTATTAGGATTGTATTGCCTAATAGCATCACAGACAAGATCTATTTTACTTTTTCCTGTTTCATCGCAAAGATCCATTATTTTTTCTTTAACATCTTCATTGCTTTTTTTAAAAGGAACTGTAATACTCTTAAAGTCTTTCTCTTTACTCATATTAATCACCTTTTATATTTCATTGTATTTTGCGTTAGCTATAACAAATAATCCCTCAGTACTTTCCCATTGAGGATTATCTACCACAACAGCATGTGGTATTTCTTTTAATATTGTTTCTTTTATTAAATAACTTGTACCACCACAAAATATTGGTTCAACTACATCTATACTTTGGCCAGCTTTTTTTATTTGGTTTATTATTGTATTTAAATATTTTCTTTTTACATCTTGAATTACACTCATGCTTTTACTATCTTTTACGTTAGCGATAGTTAAACAATCTTCTATTAGTGATTTTAAAGCAAGTTGTGTAGTAATTGATTTTCCTTTTTCAATACTTCTAAGTGCATTAACTGTCATATTGTTTAAATAATTTCCACCAAAATCTCTAGCAAATCTAGTAGATTTAACTGGAATACAATTATTATAAATACAAAAACTGAAATTTACTCCTCCTAAATCTATTACTGCAACTTCTTTATTCATATATTTTTCTGTGTTATTAAAAATAACACCTGAACCCTCTTGTTTTATAGTTATATCCTTTATTATAAAGCTGTATTCTTTTTTATCTACATTTACTTTTATTTCATTTCCATTGTTACCAATAAAATTTCTATAATTATCTTTTAATTCTTTTGTAGCTATTGAATCAATTGGGCATGCTAAAACCATATATACTTCATTATCTTGTGTATTAGGTTCCAATAATTCTGTTATAGCTGTATACGTACATAATTTATGTATTTCTTTTTCCTTATCACTATCGTAATCATACAATTCTCCAGCATCCCCTAGTATTGTAATTGTATTATCTATTTTAATAATATGTGAATTTCCCTCACATTCTTCTTCAATATCGTCTGTTATACTATATTTAGATGGAAATGTTATTTTTTTAATATCTTCTGTACCTATTTCCTTACCTATAGCTTTAAGAGTATTTTTACCTGCATCAACACTTAATAAAATCTTCATTTTTTAACCCCCTATAATTTTAATTAAAAAATAATGAAATAAACCGTTAATTTAATTAAATTTTAATGTTATTTTAATTATAACTGTTTTAATTTTTTTGTCAATATTAATCCACATTAAATTTTAATTAAATTTTAATGTGATATAAGTTGATTTTAATGTTTATTGCATTAATTATATTTTTCCATAAACTCTTTCAAGGCTTGGCTATATAAATCCTGCATTTTAAATTGCTTATTCTTCTTACAGAATTTAATCCAGTCTCTATTTATGTTGTCATATACCTTTATTACCCTATTGCTTAGAGTACTTTCAAAGCTATCTATATCTATTTTTAATTCTGCAGGTCCAGGAATATCTATTATATTTTTATTTTTGTTATATTCTTGTACAACTTCTTTTAAACTATCTTTTAATTCTAAAAGTTCTTTAACTTCTTTTAATGTTTTTTCTATATTTTCTAATCTATTTATATCTAAAGTTTTAGAATTTTTATTTACTTCAGAATCTACTTCAATTTCTTTATTTTTTATATTGATTATATCTTTGTTATCCTTTTGCATAACTGAAACTTTTATATAAGCCCTATGATCCGCATCATATTCATAACCAGCATGTAAAAATTTATCATTAATTTTTACTTTATTTAAGCCAAAGTTTTTGTAAATTTTTTTTAGACTTATATTACTATTCTTTTTTAATTCTTTATTAATAAATTCTACCTGTTCACCTACTAGCAATTTATTAAAATTTTTAGACATATATAATTCCCACCTTATACTAAAATATAACTTATGCATAGCTATAATTATTATATAAGTTATTCTTTCATAAAAAGATAACCTATATATAAGTTATCTTTTTATAAAAAGTAAACCTTTATAAAAGCTATACTTTTATAAATTCAATACTAATATATAATTTCCTTTTTTTACAAGTTGCATCTTTCTTATTCTCATAATAAAAAAAGAGTTAGACATTATCTATCTAACTCTTTTTTATATTCTAAACTAGAATTATATATTTGTATAGCAACAGTATATTTTATTAAAATAATCCTTTTACAAAAGTTATACTTATATAAAACAAGTTATATCTTTATTAAATACCTATTTACATTGTAAATAGGTTATGATATAATAAATGCATAGGGTTAAGGAAGGAGGTGAAAAAATGTGGTCATTAGATAAAAAAAATAGTTACTCACTAGAAGAATTTCAGATGTTCATTGAATATTGCCTCGACAACAATAAAAAAGTGACAACTGAAGAACTTCTAAGCTTCCTAAGATTGCTAAAAGCAATTAAGGAAACTGAGTAACTAAATTAACATATAAGAGGTGTTCCAGCACCTCTTATATTCTAAATTATATATTTATAGAAAGTAGGTGTCAATTATGATAGATATAGATAAACTACCTAAAGATACTATAGTGACAGAAGAAATGTTAAACCCCCAAGAGGGAATCCGTATAATGGTTATAGAGCATAAGGGAACAACATATCAATCAACCCGATATGCGGGTACGGTGGAATTAGAAGCCTATAGAGCCTATAGGAGCATAAAACACAAAGATAAAATTATGTTTAAAGCTAATGTACTTTATTCGGATTTATTTAAACAGTGGACACAAGGGGATGAAATCATATTAGATTATAAAATATTAGAGATATTAGAAAGGGGAATATAATTTTGACAAGGGAAGAATTAATAAAAATAATACAAGATAACACTATGGACTCCGTAGAGGTTGCTAAATATCTAGGTATATCAAGACAACGTTTATCCTCTCTTAATACAGCGGGTAAGCTAGTAGCCATAAAAAAAGGAATATACCTTAAACAAGATGTAGAAGAGCGAAAAAAAATTCAAGGAGATCTTAGGGAAAAATTTTTAAGAAAGTAAAAAAATGTGGATAAATCCACATTTAAAGAAACCTATCCACACATTTTCCTTTACAAGAATTTTTATTTGTTGTAAAATTAAAATAATTAGAAGAAAATTTTTCGAATTTAAATAAATATATCCAAAAAGAAGTAATCCGTATCAATCCTATCGTCGGCAAACTTTAGATTAATACGGATGCACAAATAAAAGGTTTTCCCTTTTTATTAACTATTATATGTTTATAATTATAAGATATACATATAGAATAGTCAATATTTTTTAGGAAAATACCTCTTATTTGTGTACTTTATTTTGGTTGCACAACTAGGGGGTTTTATTATGCTAAAAAAAATTAAAGATAGTTTTGCTAATATGTATGAGGGAGAAATATTAAATCTTAGTAGTGATGAATTTAAAACTCTATCTTTTTTAAGAGTTAAATCTGGTGAAAATGGTGTTCTATGGTATTCTAAAGATTCTTTAAGAGAAACTTTAAAATTAGGTAGAGATAAAATAAACAAAACATTAAATAATTTAGAAGAATGCGGAGCTATTATAATATTTAATGCTAAAGATAATAAGAGTAAAAAAAATGCATCCAACGTATATTATTTACCTGAATATGATCCAATAAATAAAAAATATATGACAGCTAATACTATAGAAGAAATAAAAACATATGCATTGGAAATAAGACAAGCTAAAGAAATGGAATATGCAATAAAAAATAATTTAAAACCTAGACAATTTATTTTAGAAGAAAGATTATCTAAAGAGGTAAGAAAAATAAAATTTTACACTAATAAACCAGGTACTGAAATCCAGGACATGGAGCCAGGTACTGAAATCCAGGACATGGAGCCAGGTACTGAAATCCAGGACATTATAAATAACAAAAAAGATTTAAATAACAAAAAACAAGTAAATAACAACAATACAAATAAAGAATCTGTTGTTGTTACTAATGACCAAATTAAAATAGTTAAAAACTATATAAATAATAATTTAATAGATATAGATAATTCTGAAGCAGAAATAATAACAAATGATTTAATTTCCATTGAAAGAACAGTATCCTTAGAAATTTTAGCTAAGAGAATTGATGCTATAAAAAATTATAAAGGGCAAATAGGAAACGTAATAGGTATGATAAGAACTGCTATAAGACAAAGCTGGGAACCTAAAAAGAATAAAGTGCAGAATGATAGATTTAACGATTTTGACCAAAGAAATTATACAAAAGAAGATTTTAAAAGACTTGAAGATAAATTGTTTTTATAAAAAAGACAGTATTTATTTACTGTCCTTAAAATAATCTTTTATTATTTGTGCAGCCATATTAGCAGTAGATCTACCTTCATATTCTGCTTTTTCTTTTAATTTTTCATGTAATTTTTTGGATATTGTTATATTTATTCTAGTATTTTCTTTTTTAATCATGTTATCACCCAAGCAAATTATATAAAAAAGTGATACACTTGTGTTCAAAGTGTATCACTGTGCATCACTTTTTTATTATAATTATTTGTATGTTACACTCTTCCTTAATTTCACAATCCCTGCATAAATACTCATGCATAATTAATAGTGGACATAATTTTAAATTCTTGCTTAGTTTTAATAGTAATTTTTTACTAGGTATTCTTTTGTAGTGTTCAATTTCTGAAATATAACTTTGTCTTGTTCCGCATTTAATTGCTAATTTTTTTTGTGTAAATTTTAACTTTTTTCTTGCGTTTTTAACAATATTCAATCATAACACCTCAATATTTTCTCAGTTTTTAATATAAATAAATAGTAATATTAAAGTCAATGGTGGAATTATGGAAATTAATAGAATATATATACAATTTAGTGATATCTTAGCGAAAATATAAATTATAGTTATATTTACCTGTGTTATAATCGTTTTGCAAAGGAAATACAATATAAAACTTTGGGAGATGATCTAATGGAAATTTTCGAGGAATTATATGAAATAATATTAAACTTAGAATCAAAAGAGAACCAAGACTATTAAAAGTCTTGGTTCTCTTTTGATTCTAAATTATGATATTTTTTTAATTTAATTTTAACTTCTTCTTTAAGAATTTTAGTTATATGTGGTAATTCTTTATCAATATCTTCAGGGGATTTAATAATATTTTTTTCAATCATATAATCGAGAAGCATAGATAATGCGGTCATATCTTCGTAACTATTTTGATCATATTCTGTTTTATCAACCCACCATTTTAAGGATTTGCCAGTTACTTCTGATAATTTTTTTCTGGTTATTACAGGCATTGGTCTTTTACCACATTCAATCATTGCTAATTGAGATCTACTAATACCTAATTTTTTAGAAAAATCAGTTTGCGTCAAATTATTTTCTTCCCTATATTCTTTCAATTTTTCATGAAATTTCAATTTTCATCGCTCCTTTAGTTACATTATACAGGACTTTTTGGGACATTTCAAGAGGCAAATAATTAAAAATAAGGACATTTGAGGACTAGTATTATTGCGAAATACATAGTAATTTTTAGTAAATAGGAGTAATTTTAATTAAATGAAATAAAAATATCCTTACAGAACTTGATTTTGTCACTATAATGTGGCAATATAGGACATATAGAGGAGGGGAAAACGTGTCAAAGAATACAATAAAAACATTAAGGATAAAAAAGGGATTATCTATAGCTGAACTTAGTAGAAGATCTGGTGTAAATAGAAAAACTATTTATAGAATAGAAAACAATAAAGTAAATCCTAGAGATTATACAATTGCAAAAATTGAAAATATTCTAAAGGAGGAATAAACTTGGAAAACATTTTAGATGTTTTAGAAGAAGTTATAGAAGAAATAGAAAATTAGGTTTATTTTAAAAGACAAGAAAGGTGATTTAAATGCATGAAAAAAAGCCCTACTAAAAATTAATTATCGATGGTAGGGCTTATGTTTAAAAATATTTATTTTTGTATATATAAAAATAGATAAAATTTTAAACATAAATGAGGTGTAATATATGGAAAATAAAGTTAAAGATTCTATTGGTATGAAAACACCGTTTTTTCAAACACCAAATAATATCTTTGATGAAGAATTTATGATAAATGAAACAACAAAAGATGGTGTAAGAAAACGATATTTAAAGAGCTTTGAAAAACTGGTTTTAATTTATTTATGTCGTTGTGGAAATAATGGCCAAGCAATATTCCCTGGATATGGAGACATAGCTAAAAAATGCTGTATAAGTAGAAGAAGTGCTATAAATGCTATTGAAATATTAAAAGAAAATAATTTTATTACAAAAGAAAAAAGATTTAAGAAAGATGAAAAAATAAATGCATCTAACCAATATACAATTAATTTAGACTTATTAATGCCAAAAAAAAGTGGTGCATCTGATGCACCACCAATTAGTGCACATGATGCACTACCTCTAGTGCATGACATTCACTCACCTAGTGCACCAGATGCACCCAAAAAAGAACTATATAAAAATAACAATATTAAAAATAATATAGAGCAAATATGGTCTTTATATCCTAATAAAAAAGGAAAGGCAATAGCAATTAAGAAAATACCAAAGTTATTAAAACAATATGGATATGAACAAATAGAAAGATGCGTAAAAAGGTATGCTAAGGAAAAACAAGGAGCAGAACCAAAATATATTCAACATGGGAGTACATTCTTTAATGGAGGATATATGGACTATTTAGATTCTAATTATAAAGAAACAAAAGAAAATATTAAAAATAAAGCATGGGGAGGTAAAAATTTTAATGAATAATAAAGCGTTACCTCATGATTTGCAAATAGAAACTAATTTATTAGGAGCAATGATCTTAGATAATAAAAAAATAATAGATGTACTTGAATTAACAGAGAACGATTTTTACAATGCATCAAATAAGATTTTATTTACTACGATTGTTCAAATGTATAAAAAAGATATTGCTATAGATATAGCAACACTATCAAATATACTCGGACATAAATTACAAATAATTGGAGGAATAACTAAATTAGCAGAAATAACAAGTAGTACATTTTCTACGAATGTAAAAAGTTATGTAAAAATTCTTAAAGAGTTATCTTTAAAAAGGAACATAATAGCTAGTTGCAATAAAGCAATTGAACAAGCTTATTCAAAAAATGATAGCAAAGAGATATTAAATGAGATGCAAAGTTCATTTGTAGATCAAGTAGTAGCATCTAAAGAAAAAACTTATACAATTACAGAAACTTTAATGTCTACAACTGAAAACATAGAAGAAAATCATAAAAATGGTGAAAAAATAACAGGCATATCTACAGGTTATAGAAAATTAGATAATGCTATAAATGGATTAGTAAAAAAAGATGTAATTGTTATAGCTGCTAGACCTAGTATGGGTAAAACTGCATTTGCATTAAATATTTTAAAAAATTTAAATAGAGAAAATAAGGCAGTTTTATTTGAACTGGAAATGAGTAAGGAAAAATTAGGAGCTAGATTATTAGCAGCAAAAGCAGGTATTAATGCAACTGATTTGCCTAGAGGCAATATAAAAGAATCGGATTTTACAAAAATGATGAAAGTTGCTAATCATTATTCTTTAAAAGATAACCTGTATATAAATGACAATAATAGCATGACTATATATGATATAAAAGCAGAATGTAAAAGATTAAAAATTACACATGGATTAGATGTTGTAGTTATAGACCACTTAGGATATATAAAACCCACAAATCCTAATTTACCAAAGGTTCAGCAAATAGGGGAAATAACTAAAGAGGGAAAGTCAATTGCTAAGGAATTAGATGTAGTAGTAATTTTCTTAAGTCAATTGTCCAGGGCAGTAGAGACAAGACCAGACAAGCATCCACAATTAAGCGACCTAAGAGATAGTGGGAATATAGAAGAAGATGCAGACACAGTTTTATTCTTATATAGGGATGATTATTATGCAGAAAGAGAAAGAAGAGAAAGCGAAAAACCAGGATGTATAGAGATCGGGATTGGTAAACAAAGAGACGGAGAAGCAGGTTGGTTAGATTTAAAATTTATAAAAGAATACCAACTTATAACGGAGGAATTTTTTAATTAAGAAAGGATATATGAGATATGGAGGATGTAAGAAATCAATTATATAGTTTTATAGAAAAATACGGTACTTTAGATCCTAGAACATTAGAAAAAAGTAGAGAATTAGATTCTTTGATAGTAGAAGAGATGAAAAAATTTAAGCCAATATCAATGCTAGAAGTTATAAAGGAAATGGAAAAACTTAAAAGCTTAACTAAAAGTTTAACTAGAAAACTTTCTCAAAAGGTAGTTGAAAATATGGAACTTGAGGGACAATTAAAAAAGGCTAAAGAAGAGATAGAGCAATTAAAAAATAGTGCTAATTTATGGGCAGATGAAGTAGCTAAAAACTATCATGAAACAGGAGATTTGGGAAAAGCTCAAATAATGACAGGTATAGAAATAATGTCATATGAGCTGTTAAAAGGAAGGGAGAATATTCATGGAGGAACATTGGACTCCTAAAAAAATAAAAGTTGGTGATCGTGTAAAAGTTAGATTTAATAATGATGCAGTTGGTAGAAGTAAATTTAGAGAAATAAAAGGCAGGGTATTATCTATTACATCATCTTTTATACTTATCAAAACAAAAACATTCAAAGAGTGTTTTTTAATAAATGATATTAGATGCAATAGAGTGAAAATCGAGGTGTTAAAGAAGTGTACTTAAATATTTTAGAAAGCAGCACTAAATTAGGGATAGATAATAGAAAATTAACATTGGAAGAAATGGTATCAAAATTACAGGAAGAAGTAACAGAATTAAAAGAGGCTATAAAAAATAAAGACAACATAGAACATATATCAGAAGAATCATGGGATTGTTTTCAGTTGTCTGCAGAGGTGCTGGATAAACTAGAAGACCAGCACAATGTTAATTTAGAAGAGTCATTGAATAAACATCATAAAAAGCTAAGAGAAAGAGGATGGAAAGCTAAAAAAATGTTAGTTTTTGAGGTGAAAATTAGAAATTCAACAAAAGGAGTTGGAGTAAATGTATAACAATAAAAAAGAGGTTACTTCTGAAGTTCCAGTTCAGAAACAACCAAATATAAAAGTTTATGATTTTAAACAAGTTATCAATGAATTGCAAGAAATTTTAGTTAAACATGAAATTTATGTAGGCCAATTTGACCAAGTAGTAGAACAGTTAAAAGCAAAAGTTATTCATGATGCTAAAATTCAAAAATAAGATTAAGATTCAAAATTTTCAATAAATGATAGACCTTTATGAGATAATCTAATTTCTCTTTGGATACTTGGGTGTAAATTACCAATGGCATCTTTTTGAAAAGATAGACCATTTATTAATCCAATTTCAACACATTCATATATAGCATCATCAAAATCTGTATCACCAAGCTTTGAAAATATATTGTTAATGTCTTCATTATCACGGATTTGGATTAAAATTTCATACATCATTTTATCAAAATCTTTTGTAGTTTTAAACATAAAAGCACCTCCTCTCAATTGGTGTTATTCTACAAAAATGTAAAAAATCCTTGGATTTAAAAAATAAATATAGAAATGGAGAGAAAAAGAATGATAGTTAAAAGCATCTTAAATACTAATTTAGATACTAAAGAAATAACTAAAGATACAATTTTAATACAACTTAAAAAATTAAATTCAAGTCAAGTTTCTGTAAAAGATTTAAAAGTTTTCGCCTTTGAAAATGGTGAAACTGGTTGGATCATAGCAAGAAATTTAGAAGAAGCTAAGAATTACTATGCTAGAATTATAGGATTTGAAGAAATGGCAGAATGTAATATAACAGAATTAAAAGAGTGGAATAGTGAGGTAATGATGCTAGAAACTATGGAAAAACAATCTGATGGAACTTATTTTAAAATGGATAACATGCTAAATGTGGCGATTGAAATGTATGGAAGTGGTTATAATGGAGCGACTGTAATAGCTACAACTTGTACAGGGTAATGCCACAACATGAAATAATAGAAAGGGAAATAAAATGAATATAAGATTAAAATTTGTTGATATATTGAAATTATTATTTGGAAAAAGAATTTTAATAAAAGATAATATTACATTTAAAATTATTGAAGTTAAAAAGGGTAGAGATACTTATAGTTGCAAGTAAATACTGATGTCGGAACATGAAATTATTACGTCATAAATATTTGACTAAATTAAGTTAAAAAGTAAAGACAAAATATAAAATAAGCCCCAAAAGT